AGTTCATCGATTGTGATTGGTCAATATACACACTACGATTTGCTGCCATGTTCAAGATTTTCTTTTGAGACATTTCCCAAACTGTTTTGTAAATCTCTTTTAATTCGGTTGGAATCTCAGGGATGTTTTGAATAGAACCGTTTTCCATAATGATTTTATTCTTAATATCTTCATTCCATAAATCGTATTTCAATAAGTCTTTAACTAAGTGTTGGTTAACCACAACAAATTCACCGCCTAAAGTTCTTCTTGCATAAATGTTAGTTGTGAACGGTTCGAAACATTCGTTATTACCTAAGATTTGTGCTGTTGATGCTGTCGGCATCGGTGCAACTAATAACGAGTTTCTTACACCATTGTTGACAACTTCTTTACGTAATGATTTCCAATCCCAACGACCTGACGTATCTTCATCTGTTTTACCCCACATTTGATATTGGAAAATACCTTTTGAGATAGGAGAATCGTCAATTGATTCATAAGGTCCGTGAATCTTTGCTAAATCTTTTGATGATGTTAACGCAGCAAAGTAGATTGTTTCAAAGATGTCTGTTTGTAATTTATCAGCTTCTTCAGATTCAAATGGTAAACCTAATAAACAGAATACGTCAGCTAAACCTTGGACACCTAAACCTACTGGTCTGTGCTTGAAGTTTGAGTTTTTCGTTTCTTCTGTTGGATAGAAGTTTAGATTAATAACGTTGTTTAAGTTCTTTACAATTTGATATGTTGCGTTATATAATAATTGGTGGTCAAACTCACCATCAAGAATATATTTCGGTAACGCAATTGATGCTAAGTTACAAACCGCTTGTTCGGTTGGTGAACTATACTCAATGATTTCAGTACATAAGTTTGAAGACTTGATTGTACCTAAGTTCTTTTGGTTTGATTTATAGTTAGCAGCATCTTTGTACAACATATAAGGAACGCCGGTCTCAATCTGTGCAGTTAATATATCATCCATTAACTTTCTCGCCTTAATTGTTTTACGACCTAAACCTTGTTGTTCATATGATTCATATAACTCGGTGAATTTCTTCTCTTCCGGTGTGTCATATACATCAGATAAACCCGGTGCTTCATCAGGTGAGAACAATGTCCAATTACCATCTTCTTCTACACGTTTCATGAATAAATCAGGTGTCCATAAAGCTAAGAACAAATCACGAGCACGTAATTCTTCTTTACCGTGATTTTTTCTTAATTCGATAAATTCAACAACATCAGCATGCCATGGTTCTAAGTATACCGCAAATGAACCTTTACGTTTACCACCTTGGTTAATCCAACGTGCCACTTCGTTATAAGTCTTCATCATCGGTAATAGACCGTCAGATTCTCCACCAGTTCCCTTAATATAAGAACCTTTAGCACGAACATCATGCACGTGTAATCCGATACCACCTGCCCACTTAGAAATCTTTGCTACATCACCTAACGTATTAAACAATCCGTCGATATCATCACCTTTGTTACCAATTAAGAAACAAGAAGACATTTGAGGTCTTGGTGTTCCCGCATTGAACAATGTTGGTGTAGCGTGTGTATATAAGTGTGTGGATAAATCGTTATAGATTCTTAAACCTTCGTCAAGATTGAAGTTAGAAATACCTAACGCGACTCTCATATAAAGGTATTGTGGTCTTTCTACAATCTTTTGTCCAATCTTTAAAAGATATGAACGTTCTAAAGTTTTGATACCGAAATAATCGAAATCGAAATCTCTTTCCATATTAATCGCAGCATCAATAGTTTCTCTATTGTCCAACACAAACTTATAAAGTTGCGTGTCGATAAGTGACGATTGTTTTCCTGTTCTTGGTTCAATGAATGAGTGTAACTCTTTGATACATTGAGAGAACTTTTTTGGTGTTGACTTGTGTAGACTTGATACTTCAATTCTACCTGCTAACTTAGAATAATCGGGGTGAGTTGTGGTCATTGCAACCGCAGTCTCAGCCGCCAATTTATCTAATTCAATAGTGGTAATACCATCGTATATACCTTGAGTTACTTTTAATGTAACGTAGGTAGGGTCAATGTATTCCATATTTAAATCGTGACATAAAATACTAATACGTTTAGTAATCTTGTCATATCTCATTTCCTCAAGGGAACCGTCGCGTTTTTTTACTTTCATATTTTAAAAATCTAAATCTCCACTAAAAGCATCTTCAATACTTTCATCACTTTTATTATTTACACCTGCTTTTTGATATTCCGCAACACGTTTCTCAAAGAAGTTTGTTTTACCTTGTAATGCAATGTTCTGCATAAAATCGAAAGGGTTTTCCGAATTATAAACCTTTGAACAACCTAATGCCATTAATAATCTATCCGTTACGAACTCAAGATATTGTGACATCAAATCAGCATTCATACCAATCAATCTAACGGGTAACGCTTCTAAAATGAATTCTTTTTCAATTGCCAATGCACTAACAATAATTTCTTTAATCTGAGTCTCAGATAATTTATTCTCAATGTGATTATTGAATAAGTGACAAGCGAAATCACAGTGCATTCCCTCATCACGAGAAATCAACTCATTAGAGAAAGTTAAACCGGGCATTAAACCGCGCTTCTTTAACCAAAATATTGAACAGAATGAACCCGAAAAGAAGATACCTTCAACGGCAGCAAACGCAATTAAACGTTCGGTGAATGTTCCATTTTCAATCCATCTTAGTGCCCATTCAGCTTTCTTTTTGATTGCAGGAATGGTTTCGATTGCATTAAATAAATTTAATTGTTCTTGCTTATCTTTAATGTACGAATCGATTAACAATGAGTACGTTTCACTATGGATGTTCTCCATCATAATTTGGAAACCGTAGAACATTTTAGCTTCAGTATATTGCACTTCATTGACAAAGTTTAATGCGATATTCTCATTAACAATACCATCCGATGCGGCAAAAAAAGCTAAGATGTGTTTCACAAAGTGTTTCTCATCATCATTCAATTTGTTATCCCAATCTTGGATATCTTGAGCCAAATCGATTTCTTCCGCAGTCCAAAAACATGCTTCTTGTTGTTTATAGAATTTCCATATATCGTTATGTTCGATAGGGAAGAGGACAAACCGTCCTGGGTTGTCTTGTAATATTTTTTCTTTCATAATTTAAATTGTTTGGGTTCCTGTTCTTTCTTGTCTTCTTCTGTACATATCAGCAGCACGATTGGCACGCTGTTCAACTTTTTGTTCCTCAAAACCAAGTAATGTGTTTTGTGAATCTGTATCAATAATTAACATCTTATTGTCAAACTTACAGTTTTGGAAAATAACACCATCTTTACCGATACGGGACTTAAGTAATGTTAATGTTGCCAAGTCATGTTCTTTTTGTTCTAATGTTTTTGCAATAGATAAGATTACGTGAGCAATTTGTGCTTTCTTAATACTTCCACCCATTTGGTCACTCGTTACCACCTCAGAAGAGATTGAATCACGACTACCCTGAGTTGCGGTCCAAATGGCCATATCAAACTCAGTTGTCATACCTTCTAAACTTCTCATAATAGAACCCTCACCTTTCCATTCTTCACCATTAGTTGATTTCTCAGCTGAGATACAATCAACATAGTCAAGAACTAACAAATCGGTTTTAAATCCTTCAGATGCAAGTTTACGAATCTTACCTTTGATGTCAGAAATGGTTAAGCTATCACTCGCCACTTTTATCATTTTAAGGTTACCCTTAGAACGTGATTGAGCGTCTCTAACTTTCGCAATTACTTCATCTCTATTTTCAGGTTGTTCATCCGGTTCGATGCCTGTCCAAATAGTGTAGTGTTTTCTCTTAATATTACCGACATTATCTTCAAAAAAGATTTGTAAAACATTATAATCTAAGTTGTATGCCGTGTTAGCAAATTTAGTTAGTAATGTTGTTTTACCCGTACCTGTCGGTGCTAAAACAATACCTAACTCACCACGACCTAAACCACCTTTTAAAAGATTGTCAACACCGGCAACACCTGTGGCAATTGGTAATCTGTAATCCTTTTCTAATGCCGCCTCTATATCATGAAACACATCGGTTGCATCGTCACCCATAACACCTACTTGTAGTGCCTTTTGGATAATATCTT